GCATTTCCACCACTATGCCAAACAATTTCATTTTTGAAGTTTTTCTCACCAAATAATTTATCACATATATTTCTAATGTGATGAGATATTTTGGGTTCCACGTGAATTATAATGTTTCCATTTTTCTTCAAAACTCTATGACATTCAACTAATCTTTCTTCCATGAATGAATTGAAATCTGCAAACTTATCTTTAAAATAATAAAAGTTTCTACCAGTGTTGTAGGGTGGATCTAAATATATCATATCAATTGTTTCATTTTTTATTTTTTTTAAGAGTTCAACATTATCACCCACAGTGAAACTATTTGGTTCCATTTAGTAAAATTGGTCTTATCCTTTTAAATTCATGAAAGAAATTTAGAGACTAGCGTGTAATAAAATGTATAAATGTCTACCCTCGACGTGTGCCTCCTCAACAAAGATGCTAAAATCCCAACGCGTGGCTCTTCATTTTCTGTTGGCTATGACTTATATTCAAGTGAAGAAAAAGTTGTAACAAAAAGACAAAGATGTATGGTTTCAACAGGAATAGCAATTGGTATTCCAAATGGAACTTACGGGCGCGTTGCACCAAGGTCTGGTATCGCAGCTAAACATGGAATTGATATAGGGGCAGGTGTTATTGACCCTGACTACACTGGTGAAGTCAAAGTCATTTTGTTTAATAATTCAGATAATGATTTTGAAATTAAAAAAGGCGATAGAATCGCTCAACTTATCCTTGAAAAGGTTATGACACCTGAAATCAGGGAACCAGGGGAGCTCGCTAAAACACTACGAGGAGAAGGTGGTTTTGGTTCAACTGGAACCAATTAATCAACATAAAAGAAATTATCCGCAGTTGGCATAAATAATACACCTTTTCTCATTGTCATAAATAACTTTGCTTGAGTCATTGTTGGATAAGACATCAAAAGCCAACGGTCCCAAAAATCTCGTGTATTCATATCACCCCAATCCTCTTCCGTACTTGAATCTACATACAGCATTGCACGTTGAATTTCGTATGGATCCTCCTCCATACGCAATTCATATGGAATTTTAGCACCTCTTTCAGCTAATTGTTTTCTCATAACACCTGGATTTTTATGCGTTGTATAGTAATGTCTTTGAAATGTTCCAAAATCAACAGTTCTCTTACTTGGTAGAACTACTCTATATTTGTAATCAGATGTAGGACTTCTATTTAAAATTACATGCATGCTTTGCATTTTATTATATAAACAATAGATTCTTTAATAAAGTAATGCCAACTAGTGATATAGATTATGTAGGTCTAACCAGCGCAGTTCTTATTTCTATTATGTTTGTTCCACAAGTCATTCATACATATAAAACAAGAAATGTGAAGGGGATAAATTATGGATTTTTATTTTTGAATGCATCGGCTAGTATATTAGGTTTAATATATTCCATACACTACAGAATAATACCAATGATAATTGCAAATACATCTGCGGGTTTATTTTCATTTTCATTATTCATGATTAAAGCAGTTCATAGGGATGGTTGGGAATTACCGACTTAAAAAAATAATTGTAATCTATAATAAATGCCCCCAACAAAAGAAGAGCTCAGAGAATATGATGCCGCTGAATTAAAGTTTAAGAAATCACTTGGAGACCTCCCAGCTTCTGACATTAAAAAGAGAGCCCAAGAATTCAAAACCAAATGGTTTAGCGGAGAAAGAGAACCAGTTGAAGAGCCAGTCACCCAGGTCATGGAAGAACCAGTTGAAGAGCCAGTCGTTGAAGTCAAAGAAGAACCAGTTGAAGAAACAATTACCGAGCCAGAGGAAGGCGAAATAATTGAAGATACAACAGACGAAAAATCATCTGATGAAGAAATTCCATATTAAATTCTCTACTAAATTATATATGAGTTTCGTTAAACCAACCCGTGAAAACGCTGACAAGTTCAGACAATACAAGGAAGCTGAAAATAATTTTAAGAAAACTATAAATTCCAAATCAATTCAAGAACAAAGAGAATTAGTTGAACAGTTTAGTATTAAATGGTGGTCATCTAATTAAATATTTTATCATCATTCTATAATATCAATTTATTGGTATTACAAAATGATTTAACACCCTTTTGTAATTTTAGAATTTGGAATAGAACACATAGACACATAATCAGAATCCGCTGGTCCACCTTCCCAACCTTTTAACTCTTCAATATCCTTGTAAAGAATACATTCTCCAACATTAGGGTTAATAGCAAATCCTTTACTTTTTGAAATAATAGCTCTTGTTCTACATTCATTTTCATTAACATCAGCCATAACTATTTTTGTTTTTGTAGCATCTGATTTTATTCCTCTTTTTTTATTAAATTCCATTGAATAATTTATTTTAAAATATGTTTCAATTTTTGATATATCCGATTCGTCTAAAACTTTGTTCCAAAATATAATTTCATTAAAAGAAAAATCAGAATATTTGCTTTGATCTTCGCCCATGTTGACAGAGGCAGGGACGGTTTTTAATTCCAATATAAGTGAATCTGTATCTTCTTCAATTGTGTACATTGGAAGTTTATCAGTCAAATAATCTTTTAATTTATCTTTTGAATCGAGTGTTTCTTCTTCATTTATATTAAATTCTGAATTTTCAATATTTATTTTAACGGGGAGATCATTTAAAAGTAGAGATGTTGTATCTATTTCTATTTTACTTGGAACTGTGTCAGTCACATCAATTGAATATTCATCTCCAATTGTTATTTTAAAAGAACCTTTTGAAGATTTACCATTTACTCTCATCAAACCATTACTGTTAGAAACGCCAACTATTGTATATTCATTTCCATTATATGGAATAGAATTTGTTATTAATTCATTTTTATTACTACCACTGTAAGCACCTAAATATATCATTGTATATTCGTTAGATGTCAAATTACTTGGAAATTTAAAACCATCATTTGTGCTTCCAACAACAAATTTACCTTTTACCTTGGGGCTCCCTTTTATTTCAGTTATATTATTACCTGCACCAGAAACATCTTTCCATTCCGTTCCTTTGAAACCATCCAATGTATAGTATCCAGTCATACCCAAAATAGTATAAGGACCACTCACTTGTTGTTTCTTAGCTTTAGCAGCAATTTCTCGTGCCTTTTGTTTTGCTGCATTAGTGGTAGTAGGGGTCTCATCTCTATTTAATATTACTGCAATAATAATAATAAGTAGGAAGATAAAAGTGACAATCCCTAAAATTATCTTTGTAGATCTTTCCATTTATAATTACAAATATTTTAATCTTCATCTAATTCCACTTCTTCTTCCTGAACCTCTTCTTCATCATTCTCTGCATCTTCATCTACTAATTCCTCTCCTTCTTCATCATTCCCTGCATCTTCATCTTCTTCTTCCTCTTCTATAATTTCTTCTTCTTCTTCTGGTTCCTTCTCGATAACTTTCTTTTTCTTAACAGGTTTCTTTTGTTCCTTATCAAATACCTTTTCAATTATTTTCTCAACAACTAATTCATATTTCTTTTTTCTTTTCATGTTTTTCAAAAAATTTTCAATATATTTATCTGATGCACCCGCACTTTTATATGCCCTAATTTGTAATTCAATGGGAGGATTAATGGCCTTGGAAATGTAATCATTATACATATCATACATAGAAGAATCAATTTGAACCTTGATATTTTCACCCTCATAAGACAATTTAACCTTGAGTTGATCAAGGTTTGTAATATTTAATTTTTCCTTTTCTGTTTCTGTATGAGTGGTTTCAATTTCTGAAATTTTCGCTTCAATCTCATCAACTTTTTTTTCATCCAATTCCCATTGTCTATAATTTCTTCTCAAATCATCAATATAATATTTCTTTTGGTAAACGGGAGCATATGGCCTCTCATACCACTGGGTAGGAGGAGGGTTAATAATATCTTCAAGACGAAAGGGTCGGCTCATTTTGTGTTGAAGATAGGGGAAATCTTTAAACGACTTAGGTTCTCAAATTACAAAAATGTTCTAATTCGCAGTTAATTATATTTTTGACTTGTCCATTCAAAAGGGATTCATAGGGACCCCAAAGTTCAATGACTTTTCGTCCCTCGTCATACCAAAGATAATTCATTCCAAGGTATTTAGTAAGCCAATAAAATCTTTTGCCCTTTGAACCAATGAAGTCATAGATGGTATCCTCGTCATACTTAGAAACATCCATTTCATTGTAATGTGCGACGGGAGGGTTATAAGGAGCCATATTGTATTAGAGAACATATTGTTTAAGTTTGTCACACATGATGTCTAAGTTAAAGTTCTTAAGAACATATTCTTCTCCAAGTGGTTGTTGTAGTTTATCTTTGTAACATTCATCAAGTGCAATTGCAAAATCCTTAGAGGTGCAAATTGTTAAATCACCCAAATGTGGTTCAGTTGGGAACATTGTCATATACACAGATGGTTTAACCATGACTGCGTATCCACCCATTGTTTCTTTGTAAATTGGAATTTTGGGGACAATTTGAGGTTTGTTTAGATACAAGTGTTCCAAATTTGTTAAACCAAAACCTTCACCACAAGTTGTTGTTATACCAATATCACCCGCGTTGTAAATAAGATTTACTACTTCATTTGACATTATTGTGGCACTATTTGTAATGAATATGTGTTTATCTAAAACAGTGGCTGGATCAACCTTCTTTTGAAGACATACTTTTCTACATGTTAGAAAAACATCACATCCAGTATCTGAATTTTTAGAACATCCCAAAAATAATTTTATTTTTTCATTCATGTTATTCATTTTCAAGAATTCAATAAATGCTTCAATTGTTTTGGGAATCATTTTACGATAAGTATTTCTATTCATATTGACAACAAGATAATCATCTTCATTGAAACCTAATGCTTTCTTAGCTTCTTTTGTATCAATATGACTAAACTCTTCTACATATAATCCATGTGGAACACCAACAACTTGTTCTTTAGGAAATCCCAAATCATCAATTAAATGTTTAGCCCAACAATGTCCAAATGTAAATATTTTATCAATCTTGAAAGTTTTGAGTTGATCATACATATTAATATTTTGCCATGGATAAACAATGTCTAGGTACACATAAACTTTGGGTGGCATAAGTTCTTGTGGGATTATGGATAATATAGAATTAGTCACTGGAAGGTCATTGTAAATAAATAATACATCTGGTTTCTCTGCTTCCAAAGCTGGAAGAATTCCTGCGTCCCCAAATCCTTTCATAGCATCTGGATCAATTTGGACTGCATCATAAAATTTAATTCTTGGGTCAATAAATCTATCTTGTATTTGTTGCCCGGGATAATTCTGAAAACCATAGAAAACAACTTCAACACCAGGTTGGTCTGCAAAAAAGTTTGTCATTTTACAAGCCATTCTTCCATAACCAGTTCCCTGTGAGGAATGTGTGCTCATAAAAAAGATTTTCATCTTCTACCCTTTATTCATAAAATTTATTATTTTAGTTGTCGCACCTTCTTGAATAATATATCTTGTATCATAAATTCCTGAAACATTATAACAACCTTCTAATTTTTTTAAATTTTCATATTCTTTTAAACAAATATCATGACTTCTAAAATGTTCATGAGTTAGGGAACTCTCATTCCATCTATTTTTCATTATTGTCTTTCCGTTAAATTTCATATTTTTTCTACACATGGGACAATCAAAGTGAACTGTATTTTGGTACCAATTTTTAGTACATTGGTAGCAAAATGAGTGACCACATTCTGTGTGTATGAGTTCTTTATTTTCATAACACACTGGACACTCCATTAAGGAGTTATTTGTTTATTTCTTTAACGCATCAAGCAAGCAGCACAATACTTTTCTTTCTTTTGGGGGTTCATTGTTTTGTATCCAAAGAAGACAAGAGCGAAAATAGCAATAAGAAGAACAGTTGACATTTATATTTAATATAGATAATTATTCTGTATCACTTTCAACTGAATCAATGAGTGAAATACTTTCTTCGTCAGCGGTTGTGTATTCACTGCATGTATAATCATCATCAGTTTCACTATCAGATTCATTTAGTTTTGCGAATTCATTTTCTTTGATTTTATACATTCCAGTAGAGGAAATGTCATCCGTATCATAAAAACCTTGAACTGCTTCCCTGGGTATAACTTCAATATCATCTTCAAAAGCATATGTATCTCTTCTTATTGGTCTAAGAAATTGAACAGTAACATATGTGCCTTTACCTTCAATAACACGAGCAATTCCGATTGTCCCGTCTTCATTGAGAACATCGATGAGTTCATTTTGTTTCATTTCTCTCGTGTAAAGGAGCTTAAAATCTTTATATCAATAATATATAAATGACTTTAAAAGACGCTTATTTGTGTGGACTTTCAGTTCTACAAAATAGAACAGTTCAACCAGGGGATGCAGTAATGTTTGATATTGATGACACTTTAATTATGATGAATGGAAGCGTGGTTCATTTAATGGTTGATTTACTTAATGAAGCCATGGACTTGGGTTACTGGGTTGTTATCATGACAGCTCGTCCAGCAAATGAAGAAAATGTTGCTTGGACAATTGAACAACTCAAGGACTTGGACATTAAATATTCTCAACTTATTTTCGCGCCAATGGAACACAAGGGAGATGCTAAAGTGAGCACTGGATATAATTACATTTTATCTGTTGGTGATATGCCTACTGATTTAACACACTCTAAATATTGGATTAACACTTCCAATTCAAGTCACAATTGTGACATGTCACAAATGTAGTCATGGGTTCATCTGCAGAACGCGTCTGGAGCTGATAATATGAGGTGTTCTTCTTTTTGCATCTTCTACACTCAAAGAAGCCTTCAACTTTTTCATCACTTTTCAAATAATCTTTTTTCAATGATCTCGCCAATCTATTTTGTAAAACAGTATCATGTGGTCCCTCTGGCCAAAGTTGATGAGGCGCCAAGGATGCAATAGTAGAAGATTTAAGTGAACCATTTAATATTTTTTGTTTTAATGTTGGCGATTTTTCTAAATTATATTTAATTGAGATGTATTTTTGTTTATACATATCTCTAACACGGGGATTTTCCCAACTCGCCGGATGAGATAATTTATATGCTTCATCAATGGTCCAATTAAAAATAGATTTTTCAATATTTGTACACCTATTGTCATCAACGGGTAAGTTTAATATTTCAGATACTTTAGTCACAACGAATGGTCGCATTTTGTGTTCGTTTGTTGAGACTAAGGAGGCCATGACTCTGTACTATAGAGTTATATAAATCCTTAAACTTGGGTATTGGAAATACATTATTTATTCACCTGGTGCCCGGTGCATGAATGGACCAGAAACACGCCTTTTAGGATGAGTAGCATTGAACTCTTGGGTCAAGGAACCCAAATTAGCATAGTTCCTGTATCCCTCAACATTTGTTCGAAGCATAAGATCCAAAACTAAAATAGATAAAATAATAGCAATTATAATTCGAACATTAAATTTCATTTATTATATGATCACATTATTTTTTTTGTGGGCTCTTTGATTTTCTTCTACGACGCTTAGATCTTTCCCTAAGGAGACGAGATCGTATTCTTGATTTGAGTATTCTTATTTTTCGTCTAGTCTTTTCTTCTTCTTCTCGTAAATATTTTGAAACAAATGGTTTAAATTTCTTTATAAATCCAGAACCATAACCTTTATTGATTTCAGAAACTGTATTCTTATAATTTTTATCTATATTTTTCAATTTCATCCCACCTTCCTTACGAGGGTTTCTCAAATATGAAAGATATTCTCTCACCGCATCTTGTAAATATTTTTCTCTTGCATTCACCAATCCTTTAACATATTTAACTTTAATATCTTGTATATCAGAATTGAGATTTTGCATATTTTCATTTTTAATCTTTTTTAAATATTCTTCAGTTATATTATATTTCTTAAAAAAATAATCATTATTTCTTAATTTACCTTGTTTTTTGAAATAATTAACATTTTCTTTGGATATTTTATTTGCAATATTAAGCTCTTTCCTACCCTTACCAATGTTATAATTTTTCATCTCAATCAATATACTTTGATATAAATCTGGTCTTTGTTCAAATTTCTTCTTCAAATTTAAATTTTTATTAAGTGGAATAGACTTTTGTATTTGTTTAATAATTTGATTATGTAATTTTTCAAGAGTTTTTTCATTTTGATTTTTGAATCTATTTTGTAATCCAGTTATTTGTCTCGATAAATTTTTATTAGATAAACTTAATATTCCATATTCAGGATTTACTTCTTTTAATTTTATAGTAAACAATTGAAATTCATCTAGTATTTCATAAAACTGTTTTTTTGTTTTAGATGAAGCCAAATCACTAAGATATCTTTCTTTTATGTTATTAATAGCCTTTTTAATATTATCTCTTATTTTTGTGAAAGTTTCGTCTAACTTCTCAGATGTGTGTTTACCAGAAATTATAATGTTTTTTTGTTTATTTATAAAATTCCTTTTCATTCTTGAAAATAAAAGATTTCTATTCGATGACAACTTTTGGATGTTATATAAATTTCTTACAGTATTTAAATTTTGAGTTAATTGTTTTTGATTGGTTATTTTAAATTGTGACATATAATTTTTATTAAAATGAGATAGATTGTTTCTCAACGCTCCTCTATTTTTTGTGTAATATTCTGATAATCTTTTTTGTGCAACATTCCAAGCGGTGTTAATAGTCAATTGAATTTCGTTTTCTTTAGGATATGGAATTTTACCAGTTGCTAAATCATGAATTTTTTCATATTCCTTTTTTAAATTAATATTTGTAATATTATAACTATTACTCTGATTTGTATATTTAACTTTACCATTTTTATATATTTCAACATTAAGTAATTTATTAAGAACTGTTTTTGTTTGACTCTTAGCTCTTTTTCTAATATCTTTATATATAACATTAAATATCTTAAGATTTTTATATGGTTTTTTGTCTAAAGATACAATAGACGAATAAAATTGTATTAATTCATCTAAATTTGGTATATTAACCGTCTTACCTCTAAGTGTTCCTATGTGTGACGCTGGTTTTTTAGGTTTATTAGGAGTAGCACCAGATCTTGGAGTTGGACTAGGATTTTTGTGTTGGGCTCTACCTGCTTCTACTAATATAGTATGTATATCTATTGGTAAAAAATTTTTATCAAAAATTTTTTCCAATGCTTCTCTATATTTATTCAATGTTGTAGTAGGAAGGGTTGCAAATTCTAAGTCTCCATCTACTATATCTAAGTACTTTTCATCTGAATATTTAGATTTGTTGTTGCTGTTTGTCGTAGACATTACTACTATATAAAAAGATAATTTGTATATCCTGTAGATGAGTGAACTCACAAAAAATATTAGAGAACATTTTGATGGAACAACAAAAGTTCAATATCTTTTTCGCACTGTAAAAAAAATTTTGGGAATTCCTGTGAGTGCATACATTACAAAAGACCTTTACCTTTGTGTGTGTTCTAGTGCAAGAAGAGATATAACACTTTTAACAAAGAAACTTGAAGACAATGATAAATTGTCTGAACAAATATATGAGACCCTCAAGGATATTAAATATAACAAGAAATACGATACATTTTATGACACATCTAAGGACGAGATGGAAACTGCCGTCTTTAGAGATGAGTTTTTAGATTTAGAAACTTGTGCTGTTTGTCGTGAAGATACATCTTCAAGAACTGCTTGTGAACACTCACTTTGTGTCCTGTGTGAAAACATGTTGAAATCTAGCACATGCCCTATTTGCCGTGAGCCTCTGTTTGACGAGGTGGTATAAAAGCAGTGCCATTCAATACCGCATCACTGTATTTCATTGCAATACTAAAATGAGCGTATGCCCAATCCATGAAATTATCCAATTTTTCATTGAATGGGTTTCCGTTGACCAACTTTTCCAAATCTAATTTCTTTTGACCAGGTTTAACATTTTTAATTTCATTTCCGACCATCTTCAACCATGTAACATGTTCTTCATTTGAAGGATCAAAAGCTTTTGTAAAGTGTTTGGTTGTAGAGTCCATACTGTTTTTTAGGGGACATTTAATTCTCTTTATTTAGACGCGATTTAATATGATTAGCACTTGGATCAGATATATCAATCCATTTGGGTCTCCATATTTCACTTATCAAGTGTTCGTTTTGTCTTCCAAACTTTTCCCAAAACAAAAACCTGTAAAGGGCTTCTTCTTTTGTTGTTGGTTTATTGTGTTCTGCAGTTTTTTGCATCATTTTAAAATGCATATCACTGATTGTTTCATCACAAAACTTTTTGAGTTCTTCAACCCAACTTTTACCAACTGCATCACTCATACCATCTTTTTGTCTCCACAAAATATCATCTGGTAAATATTCTTGGAATATCTCCCTAAGAACTCTTTTTTCAATAACTGGTTCTCCCTCTTTGGGTAATTTTAGTCTTTGTTCTATAGTCATGGCACATTCCACAAAATATTTATCTAGAAATGGAACAACTAAATCCAAGCCATGTGCACCTGCACATCTATCTGCTCTCAAACCATCAAATTGGTGAATAAGTTTGAGCCGTCTAAGGTTTTCCATGGAGAATTCAATCTCTGAAGGAGCATAGTGGAAATACAAATAACCACCTAAAACTTCATCGCTTCCTTCCCCTGAAAAAATATATCTACAAGGAGTGTTTTCTTTGATGTATTTACACAAAAGATACATTGGAATACTTGCTCTAACAGTTGTAGTATCATATGATTCTAGAGAATTAATGACATCCTGTAAAGCAGCAATACCTTCTTCTGCAGTAAATATAATTTCAGTGTGATCTGAATCCAAATAGTCAGCAACTTTTTTGGCTGCCACTAAATCTGGACTATCTTTGACACCAATTGAAAAAGTTTTAATTTTTCCTAATTGTTTTTGAGCGATAGAAGCAATAAGACTGCTGTCTAAACCACCTGACAATAAAAACCCAATGGGTCTATCTGTTGTTTTAATTCTTAATTTAACTGCATCTTCCAATGTATTTTTGAGCCATTCCTTTTCAATGTATGTTCTTGTATCTAGGGAACGAGACCAATACATGTTGTGATGACAAACAAAATCACCAATAAGTGAATCATAAAAATAACCTGGTGGGAAAATATTAATTTTTTTATTCAAAAACAAAAGAGCCTTTGCTTCGCTTGCAAAAGCATATGATTCTTTATCATATTTAACATAGAACATTGGTCTAACACCGAGGGGATCCCTGGCAACAATAATTCTATTTCCATCTGAATATACAAATGCATAGTCTCCGTTAATGTTTGTCAGTGTTGATTTAATACCCATGCGTTCAATCATGTCTGGAACAACAATACAATCACTTGTGGATTTTTCTTTTCCTTGTCTGAACTGTTTGTGATTATATATTTCACCATTGCAAGCAAATATATATTGTTCAGATTTAAAAGGTTGCATTCCATCTGGTGTTAAATCATTGATTGCGAGACGATAATAATCTATTTGACATTTTCCTAAACTATCTCTTTTATAATCATCGGGACCTCTATGTTCTAGTAAGCCAACTGGGACATCAATAGGATTACCAAACGTGCATACAATGCCACACATTTAATTATTACAAATTTATTCTTCTTTAAAATTTTACTCATCTTCAATAAAGTCATTCAATAAACTTAAACGATTTCTATACAATTCAATATTTTCTTCAACGACAATTTCCTGACCTCTTAATGATACATTTACAGTGTTGTTTGTAGTTGGTAATAAATGAAATTCATGACAATAAAAAAACTGTGCTCCTGAACCAGTTGCAAAATTTGAAAATTCTTCTTGGGTCATATTTTCAATAATAAACCATTTCTCCAACTCTTCTAATTTTCTTTTTCTTGGGGGTGATTTTGATTTTATAGTTGCAATTTGTTGTGTAAAATCTACCGAAGGCCACGAACCATATTCACTTCTATGTTCGCACATTTGTCTTATACATCTACGAGCAACAACTTCTTCTGGAAAACAAACAAATCTAGGGGTTCCCTTGGGATCAACAATTGAAGCATATCTTTTTGTAGGTGTAAATTTTATCAATGAATATTGATAATTCAAAGACATCCTCGTTAATCTATAATATAAAATAATGTTTATATATCACAAATGGAGTATCTTGCAAAAACACCAGGTCAAGCAGCTTATATAAAGGCACTACAGTCTCAGAAGCCAGTCGTTGTAACCACTGGTCCAGCTGGTTGTGGTAAGACAAGATTGGCCTGTGAGATGGCTATTGATTTATTGGAACAAAAAAAGTGTCAAAGAATTATATTGACACGCCCAATTGTAGCTGCCGATGAAGATATGGGTTACTTGCCTGGTGATATTGACAAAAAAATGGAACCTTGGGTCAGACCAATGTATGATGTTTTTGAAAAAAGTTTTTCACTGACAAAGATGGAAAGATACATTGAAATTGCTCCCTTGGGCTACATGAGAGGTAGAACATTTAATGACACATTCATTATTGCCGATGAGATGCAAAACAGCACAATTAACCAAATTAAGATGGTTATGACCCGTTTGGGTGAAAACTCAAAAATGGTTATTTCTGGTGATTTGGAACAAAGCGATCTTACAGGTAAGCCCAATGGTTTGTGGGACTTAACTGAAAGAATGAAAACTTTCGAGGGCGAATTTCAATACATTGAAAGAATTAAAATGCGCGGTGAAGACATTGTCAGACACCCTGCAGTTGAAGAAATTCTCAAGATTTATAAAGCTTGAGTTTGGTATTCTCTTACAAATTCTGTATTTTCATCCTCACCAAATATTTTTGCAGCATTGGGAGCAGTATATATAACTTCTCCAACAAATCCTATTTCAACCTTTTCTATATCTTTTGCAAATGGTTCATATTTATTGTCACTACAATGAACGAATGCTCTGCAAACAATCAATGGATACAGAAAAGCAAGGAAGCGTTGATCCACAATATAATTATCTGTTTCGGGTGTTATGTTTGTTAAGTAATTAATGAAAACATGTTTCCCTTCAACAAATTCACATGGAGGTTTATTAATATCTTGTTGATTCAAATTATTTGGTAAATACTTTAATAATTTATTTCTAGAACCAAAAGTTCCCGCTAAAATAGGGCATGTATGACCAGGATGATCCCTAATGATATGACAATCTTTGTTTGATTTAAGCCATTCATCAACTAATATTTTTTCTCTTTCTGACAATCTTGAATCACAATCTCTAAATATAACTGTTGACCCATGGTCATCATCTATTCCAATGAATAAATCATTATATCTCCAAAGAGTATTAGCGGCTCTTTTTTCTGCTCCTCTATGTTTCACTAAATATACATTTGGTTGTTCTGCCAACCATTTTATTATTTCTTCGGGAACTGTTTCATTATAATGAATTCTAACAATCCACATTGGAAAATATTTTCTTGCAAGAATTACATTTTCAATCATTCCATAAGTATATACTTTATTATCTCCCCATAGAGAATATGAAATAAATTTTCTTGTTAATATATCAGACCAATTATATCTCAAACCATGTCTTTCAACAGTATCTTCGGCAACTGGTTGAAATATATAACCATCATTAAAAACATAATAAGGAATTTTACCCCCGTAAAGTGCTGAGGAATAACCATATGTAGAAGTTAAACCCTCTTCAACAAACTGGACTACATTTCTTTTGTTTATTCCACCATTTGTCATATAAACTCTTGGCATTTTAGACAACAAAAACCATTCAACAAAACTATTCAATTTAGCATCCAATGATTCGTCTTCAACTTCACAAAATTGTGAATGTTCATCTGCAGTAAAACCAATTTTAAAATCAAGACACACAGCTTTGGGAACTCTTGATTTTATATATTCTTTTGTGGAAACAGAGTCACTCAAAAAATAAACTGGGGCATCCAAACGAAGCGCTTCATGTATCATGGCATCTACAGCTTTTATGTCTGCAAAAGGAAAGTATCCAAACTGAGCTGAATCTTCACATGATAATCCTCTTCTACAATGGAAGCCTGCGACACAATCTTTTACTTGTTCATAATATTTGTCAATGTGTTCTTTCAAATATTCAGTTGGTCTTATCATTATATTCATGACTTCAGTTGTATTTAAATATTTTAGGTGGAGTATTTTCATATCTTCTGAGTTAATTGTTGCATTTCCAATTGGAACTTCATCTATGTCAACTGTTTGAATTGGTTGAATAAATTTGTCTCTCCCATAGAGGAAAACATCTTTATGAAATTTTGGATTTTCTGCAGAAATAAAATGAGAAAGCATTGAAAGAACTAGATTGCCAAATGCACAATCTGGTTTTGGTCTGAAAACATTAGAATAGTCTTCTCCCATTTTTTATATACTCACAATTTCTTACATCATTTTTAGCACACACTGCACACCTAGTATTTGGGTTTTTTGCTCTTATAACTTCAAATGTTCTTTGATGAGGTGTATCTTTGTAACATTGAACACAACAAGTATGTTGACATCTATTCCATATAAAACCATCAATACCAGATTTTTCACAATTCATGCATGTAATACCTTCTCTCCTTCTTATATGACAAGATGCGTAAGCTGGATAACACTTTCTACAAAAATACTTAAATGACAATTCACCCCTTTCTAATTCTTTATCACATTCTATACAATTTTTGTTTTCTGGTTCTTCAACTTTTTTTCTCAATCTATCTGATTTATTTTCTTGTTCAACTTTCATTTCTGTTGTAGATACTGAAAAAAAATAAAATAAATATAACACAAGTATGCTAAAAAGAGAGTTGGATGACTATGAAAGATATAGTATTCACAAAAGCATCGTAAAAGAATTATTTGGTGATACAGAAGAGTATATAAAAACAAAAATTTTTGATAGTCCCCATACGCCCTATGTTCTTTGTAGCAATACTTTCCCATATAAAACAAAATACATACACAAAGTATTTTTTATAAATCCCAAATACGAAAGATTTTACGATGACAATAGGGTGGAAAAACTTCTAGAAGGTTCTAAAAAGTTATGGATAAATGACCCCATGACTAAAAGTGTTCATACTATAAAGCATTATCAAGTGTATTTTTGACTTAAAGATTTTCTTTCATAATAGAATATAATGACTTCTCTTACTCGTGATTCAACTACTGTCCCAGGTCAACAGTGGGCGTGTATTTCTTGTATTGGCCCAGAAGCTCCACAGCGTCATGATAAGTTTGGAATTAAGATTCGTGGATGTTTTGGGACCCAAGAAGAAGCCGCGAAGCATGCTAAGAAGCTCCAGGAAGAAGAGAATACATTTGACATCTATGTGTGTGACATGTATCAGTGGTTGCTCATTCCACCAGATCCCATGGCTATAGATGATGTGTCATACACAAATGACAAGCTTCAAGAGATTATGGATGGATACAAGAAGAATCAACTTGCTGCTGCTCGTCACTTCGAGGAGCGTAAGGCTGATATGATTGCAACTAAGCAAAGTGAATCAATGCCATTCCTCAAGCCAGGTGATGAGCATAGTAAATACTATAACAAGCCAGATGAGGCTCCAGTCAGTCATCCAGCTGAAGTTTTGGAACGCCTCCAAAAGGAAAAGCCAGACGCTCCAATGGAGGAGTTGGTTAAGGAAGCCGATGCGATTGTTTCAGCTGAAATTGAAGAGCGCAAGAAGCAACGCGAAGAAGCGGATAAGAAATGGAAGGAAGAACAGGCCGCCGAAAAGGCTGCCGAAGAAGAACCCAAGGCGGATGAAACTGTATCTGAAGAACCAAAGGAATAAGTATCAGAACAACACGAGGTAAGTATAAAAAAAAATCAAAAAAAATAACTAGTTATTATAAATAATGGACAATTTTGAAACATTACTTATAATAATATTGATATGTGCCGCCTTCTTAATTAAATTTAGTGTGTTATTAAATATTATCACATTAGTTATAGTTGGTGGAATTGCTCTTATGACATACAGAGTTTATACAAAACGGTCTGACAGAGGAGTAACTGCACAAGATGTGGGTAAAGATTTAGTAACTGATCCCTTGGTTGTAGGTAGGGCTTACTTTTCTGAACCAGAAACGGGTCCAATCGGTGACTTCACCGGTAGATCATCCTGGCCTGATAATCAAGGGTTGAGAGCTATTTCTCCCGATGAAGAATCCTAAAACAAGGGCAATAAATAAAGCTAAATAAACAGTCTTGTCAAAAGACGAAAATGCGTCGTTATTCTGATATATTATTGGTTGTTGTTGTTGAATTGGTTGCTGATAATACATCGGTTCTTCGTAATATTGTGGTGGTGGTGGTGGTGGTTCCTCATATCGTGGGTTTTTTGGAATTGGTCCCCTCTCATCGTGTAATATTTCGGGTAAAGGATTTGGTGGAACATATTCTCTCTCATTGTCAATTAATTGAGAAATTGATGTTGTGAATGGTTCTTGTTTATCACCCCTAAACAATACTTTATTATTAAAATCCTTGTCTGAATCGTATTCAATTGGAACACCTATCTCTGTCTCCATTTAATAAGTATCACTTTATCTTTTTAAGCTTAATCGTCGCACTCGTCGTCTGTTTCTTCTTCTGATTCGTATTCCTCATCTTCTTCAGTTTCATAATCCTCTTGTTCGTCATCTGTGCACTCTTCATAATCATCTTCTTCTTCGCCATCTGAATATACTACAAAATCCTTCAAATTACCTTCTTCGTCTGCATCTTCCTCGTCTTCTTCATCATCTTCTTCATCGGAATCATCATCAAATTCATCCTCTGTATCAAAATCTTCTTCACCTGTAAAATCATCTATAATGTCTTCTTCTGGGTCTAATCGTTCAATTGGCTTAGAAATGCGTCCAGAGCGTGTTTTTACAGTTGAAGGGCTCATTATATAGTTATTTAAAGATGTTTTTAAGCCGTTATTTTCTCATTTAAATAAACTGGAATAAAACGGACTCCGCTATTAATTGCAGAGTTTAATAACATCTTTTCAAAGTTATAGCCTAGTTCTTGTATTAAATATGTCATTTCATCGTGAATATCTAAATCCCCGGCTACACCAAAAAGAGAAAGTTCTTCTAAGTATTGTATTGCCTGGTGGAAAAATACCTTTGATTGGTTCACATCTTTTATTGTATGTTTGGCTAAATTGAAATTTGCGAGATACTGTTCATAATAGTCTGGATTAACTCCTGAATATTTATGTATCTTCTTCTGAATTTCTTTTATATGTGAAAAGTCATCTACATCTCTTTTTATCATTTTAATGGCGAAATATACGACAAATGCAATAAGAACTACACTAATCATTACAATAAATGGCTATTTTTTCTTTGCTGGATTAAGCTTATCTACAATTTTAGAGTAAAGGATGTGTCCCCTGGGAGCAAATTTCTTTGATTTACATGGACAAGCACACCTTATTACATCTTTTTCTATGTTGAAAGGAATACAAAAGTCATGTTCTTCGTTTGCTTTTTCACAAAACATTGAAGTTGTTTCAACTGTATAATTCTTACCTTTTTTAAGAACACCTATGACCTCAACATCTTTCTGTCCATACATATTTTTGTTTATATACTGACTTAATAGGTCATTAAGGTCATCTTTTTTAATAACCTGTGTTTTCACTTCTTTCTTTTCAGGAATATCGTCTTCTTTAGTGTATAGCTTTTCAACCAATTTATCTGGGATGACATGCCTTCTTCCTGAAAAATCTTTACAGAAACCTGATCTTCTTCCTCTGCTTGTTTCACAGTCACAAAAACATTTTTGTGTAATTAAATTTTTTGATAAAAAGAACCAAATGTGGTTAGAATTATGTTCTCTACCAAGGTTTTCACAGTAGTGAGATGTAGTAGAAATCAAATAACATTTTTTGTGTTTAAACATTTTTGTAATTCTAGCATTCTGTTGTCCCTCCATGTTTTTACGAATGAAAGTCTCAAGATAGGCTTGAATTTCACTATCTATGACTTCATTCTTTGTTTGGTGTTTTGTAAATCCACCCTCTTTGATAAAGTTGGATTTGGCTCTGGAGAGTGGTTTAATTCTTGCCGGTGCTTCACAGTCTGTCCTCACTGTTGTAAGTTTAAGCATTTCAACTGTGGGTTCTTGTGATACTTCTTGAATCATACTCAAGGGACCATGGATATATTTGTAAATTGGGAGATAGGGGGATTGTGTAACCTTTCCATTATCACACCCTTCGCACCCCGTGCCTCCACAAACATCATGCTTACCCATCTTGTGAGACCAAGGCATTCTAAAACCAGCTCCCGCTGTTTGTTTTTCAAGGTTTCCATAGACAGCGACATCTATGATGTCACTCCAATCCTGACCCCCGTATGCAGTCTTGAGAGTTGAAACAATATGGTCTCGGAGGGATAGAGCTCCTTCTTGATCTACAACAAAACCAAACCAATTAAGATGAATACCCGTCTTGATTAAATTATTTTGAACTTTCTTTGGTTCTGCAACAGAAATAATACAATCTTTTCCACCGAGGGACTTTACTTTATCACAAATAATCTTTGAAATATTTTTGATTTGTTCCAAACCTAATGCTTCTTCATCTTTGAAATCAACATCAACGAAAAAGTTATAAAATGGTGTTTTCTGTTCTACGACATAGATCTTCTCACCATTATTTATACATTCTACACACTTTGTGTAGAAATCATCCAATCTATCAAATGGGATTGATAGGACACCTTTGTCCATTAATACATGTGATAGAGAGCTGGCATTGTTGAATTTATTTTTATAACACCAGTTTCTGAACATGGATACTTATAAAAATATAGATTTAATTTTTTAATCTCGTTGAAATTGAAATATCTTCAAGATCTTCCTCTTCCTCTGGTCCCTTCTTAAGGTCTCTTTTTATCACCAAAAGTTCATAAGCTTTTTTATCTTTGTTTGCTTCAATATATGATTGCGCTGCTTCTTCTGTAAAATCATGTTTATTCAAAAGTATATCTTTAATTTGATTCAAAATAAAACTTTTTGAATGTGATGACATTATTACTTTATACCAAATGTTTTTCTTGAATGAGAAGAAACACATGAATAAAATTTAGGGTTTTTTATAATATTATCAACAATCAAATCCCATCTTTTTCTATTGTTAAATTCTTCAAGGGTGTCCCAACTCAAATAATCATTTTCATCAAATGTTTTTTTAATTGGTAATCTAGCTATTTTCTTTTGATTTGTTTTTATTTTTTCATTATTAAATTTTGATATAATTTCTATTTGTTCATTTCTCTTGTATGAAACAAAAAATACGAAAACATTATATATAAGTTCATCTGCTCCATCTTTTACCGAAAACTTATACTCTGTATATTCGCCGTCTTTTAATGAAACAATTCCCCTTGTTTCTTCTTCTAATTCCCTAAGGGCACATCTTAGGGGATTAGGGATCTCTCTTTTTCTACATCCGCCTGTTACAAATATCCACTCTTTGAAACGGCGGTCCCTAACTGTAAGAAATCGTGGTTTATCACCTGAAAACGATACAGGAATAGCTATAGACTTATATTTCTTCATTGCGAGGTCGCAAGTTATAATAAGCATATTTTTTAATCTTCGTCATTTTCTTCATCATCTTCAATTTCTTCTTCCTCGACTTCAAGATGTCGTGTTTGAGAGGATGGTGGTGCCGCCATTCGCTCTCTTTGAACTTGAACAGGGTATGGAACTCGCATTACTTGGGGTGGAGCATTTTTAAGATCTCTCATCTCCTTAAATAGATAAACAGTTGAAATCACACAAATGGCAATGACAACAAGTGTAATATTATCTCGTGTAAACATTATACTTTTTATTATCATTAGTTTTTTAAGCAACTATCGCACCTAGTTTAGCTTTATATCCCATTTCTTCTGCTGCCTGTGGAACGGCAAATTGGACAGATTGAAAATGTTGGTATTTGTCTTTTGGTGGAGCCACTGGTTTCTCAACAAAGTTTTCAATTCTTTTAGACTTTGGATCATAAGTCAAAACAAAAATAATTCCTAAAAGAATCACGTATTTCCACATTTATTATATAAAAACATTTTTACCATAATTGTTCTGAAGCATGGTAAAATTGTAGTATTTTTTTAAAATTTTTAGTATTTAGTTGGCATACATGAGACCTCCCATACCCTTCTCAATGTGTAATATATTGTAGTTGATCGCGTAAATTTTTTCATCGAAAGTTGAATCAGATGAAATGAAACGAGCAGAATCGAGTCGGGAGAAGTTTAATGAACCGGTTGGTTGGTTTTTAGCTGTATCCAAGCAGAATGTGTAAAGGAATAATTCACTATCCCCTGAAAGTTTATCCTGGATGTGGTAGAATGATGGAACGGTTGAATAGTTTGGATGAGCGAATTTGAAATCAGAAATATCAACACCGTTCACTTGCAATTTCACCTTGTTTCCAGCTGACAAAACATTCACTGAACCATCTGAACCGGAAACATTTGGACAAGAAGCAATGAGCTTCACTGGGTGGTTAAACACAAGCTCTTGGATCTTGGATCCCGAACCAAGGATGCGTTGGACTTGGTAGCACAAGATGTCATGTGGTTTAGAAGCAACCATATTGCGTTCATCGTTGTCCAAATAGATGTAGTTGGCAAAAGCTTCCCAACGGTGGTCTTCGGCACTCGCACCCCACTTGATTCGCATCTCAACGTCGTGGTACTGAAGGGCAACCAATGGAATGCACGCATGGTAGTTCTCACAGTGGAAGAAGCGCAAGGGGTAGAAAGAACTTGATTTACCACGACCGAAATGAATTCCCTTCGCCTTTGAGTGAGAGGAAGCCAAAACATCGGAGGCAATGCGTTCTGTAAAGTAAACATCTTGGGTATCAATAACCTGACCACCCACTAACAATTCGACCTGATCAATTACTGTAGACCAATCCATAACGGCGTTGGCAGTTGTTCCATCTCCGTTGACTGGAGCAAGGTACACATAACTCAACATATCACCTTTCCGTTCAAAACGAATAGATGACATACCTGAATTTTTCACATTACCTTGAATAACCTGCTTCTCAACGCTATGCGCGAAATTTGTGTGACGCTTGTAGGATGACTTAAAAAATGAGACCTCAGGGTTTCCAACCAAATGGACATCCTGGGCACCTACGGCAACAATCTGGGCTGTACCCGCAGACATATTTATACTATTATATGATTTTATTTTTTTTCAAATGTTTAACACATTTCAAAAAAGATATTGTTTTATATTTTTTTTCCTAAATTAGAATCTAATTATTATTCTCAAGTTCAACTATTCTCGCCTTGAGTTCCTGGATGGAACTAATCAAGTATGGAATGACTTGGTTGTAATCAATTGTAGAAGCCACATTACCCCAAGCAGAGTAATCATCTGGGGTCTTGTCTTCCGCTGGTTCCGCGTCGCCACCCAAAATCACGGCATGTCGCAATTCTGGAGTGTCATACCACAAGTCTTGGGCAACCAAACCAGATTCTGGTCCATAGACCTCATCGCCTTCTTCCATACCAGCTCTCTTATCATACACTTGTGGTGTCAAGTTAGACACTGTAGCCAAACCATTCACAATTGTTTGTCTGTTAATCTTTG